TTGACGATACCTCCTGGCGTTCTAAAAAACTAACCAATCCTTCAATATTAGTCTCAGTATCATGTTTAGTATCATCTGTGACAATTTCAGCTGACTGAGATGACCACAAATAATAACCAACTTGTTCGTAGCGAGTATGATCCACCACACCGTCGCTACACGATGTGGAGGCCGAGCTCACAGGGCTCGGAACTGACACTTGCTCTTGTGCAAGTGTACAACATGTGGACTTTACACGGAGTCCACGACCTAGAGTACTTTGACCTATCGTTTATACATTCCTTCGGCGGATAAAGCCTGGGAACGGTTTAAAGTTGTCTCTTCTTTGCTTTGTTGGGTGTGCTCCCGTCGAGAATACTTCAAAGCATTCTCCTCATCATCAAAACGCATCCAAAAATCGTATACAAGATCATAATAGTTTGGAAAAGTGCTATCACGCACCCAGGATTGGAGACCACAATCCTCAACGAGTTGATGGAAAAATTTCTGTTTTGCTTCAAAAATATCTTTTCCATGAAAAAAATATTCTCTTTGCGCGGTCTCAATTACACACATAGCGTGTGCTTCAGCTGCCATGTCAGCCTTTGGAAGTCTCGCGGTTAACATCTTATGAAAAGATGACTCATCTAAAGGCGCAACAATACACCCTACATTGTTATCATATCTAAACGCTCGTTTGAGAAAAGACGAGTCTTTAATATGAATATAAGGAATACTAGCGGCTTCTTTTTCTGCCATTGTGTACTCCACACCAATACATTTCATTGCTGCTGCAATTCTAGTATGATTGAAGTTTGGACAATCTGTGCTAACACCCATGATGTTGTCATCACCATAAGTGGCCAACCGGACATTGTCTTGGAATGTTTCAATAGGTTTACCTGAAATTAAAAGATAAGCATACCGCATATATAAACTATTGACCAAGCAATTAATGATCACTGTTAAGGGATGTCCAGAAGGATTTCCTTGAATTTCAATAAGATCACCATTAAAATCGATACAAGGAAAAGCTGTATCAGCAGCAATACAACGAAT